GTAATGCAGCTAGACGCAGCGAGTACCCAATTAACTAAGGAGGCACTATGAAATACCTGATCGCACTTTGGCTGGCAGTCACGGCGCCACTTGTTTATGCCACTTGTACTTATAACAGCTATTGCGGGCCGAACGGTTGTGTGTACTGCACGACATGCTGTTATGGATCTACATGCAATACAACCTGTAACTGACATATAATTTCAATGGGGGGCTGCGGTAGTGGTTAGGGGACTTTGGTCAGTTCACCCCGTTACTGCAGCCTAACCCACCAATAAGGAAAAATAATGGAAAACAAAGACATCCGCGTGACGTTGCAATACAATTTAGATGAGATCAATCATCTCCTGACGTTGTTGGGCGCTTTGCCTTTTCAGCAGTCGGCGGCGATGATTAACAATATTCAAGTTCAGGCTATGCCGCAACTTCCACAAGTTGCCCAAGAGAATCAGGAAAGGGCAGAGCCGGAATAATTAATTGCTCTGAGGAATGAAATGGATCACGATTTGGAAACCCGTTTTGCTGTTCATGAAGCAATCTGCAATGAGAGATCCGAAAAGATCTCAGAGCAGCTTGAGAAGGGTACCGACCGTATGCAGAAGATTGAGTATCTTTTGTATGGGGTGATGATCATGGTCTTGCTTGGCCCCGGAGCCGCGGCAGAATTCCTAAAGAAGATCTTCACGCCTTAATTACAAGCAACATTCAAATCGAATACCTTAACGGAGGGAAAGATGGATCGCACAACTGAAGAAGTATTCGCCGAAGTCAAAGCCGCTCATTCAGAGCTCAAGGCTGTACTCTTGCAGATGGCTGTTGATGTAAGGGCCGCAAAGAATGACATTGAGCTCCTGCACAGTGCGCTTGAGAGAATTGTAGATGTGCCCAACTACACTGCAAGCCCAAGCCGCGCTGTCAGTGAGATCGTAAAGATCGCCACAGAAGCCGTTGAGTCACTAAGGCCCGTTGCACATTAATCAACCTCACATTACACTCTCAGCATCTGCAATCACATTACAGGACTGAGATATGTCTGACACTCCCACAGTTGCCGACGAGCAAGCAAAGCCCCGAAAAAGAGCGGGCCGCAAGACAGAATACGATCCCGCCATAGCAGCAGAGATATGCACAAGAATCTCATGTGGAGAATCACTGAGACAAATATGCATGGAAGAGAGGATGCCTGTACACAGCACCATCTATCTTTGGCTGTTGCAGAATAAGCAATTTTCAGACAACTACGCGAGAGCGAGAGAAGAGCAAGCAGATACGCTTGCAGACGAGATACAAGCTATTGCTGATGAGCCGCCTCAAGAGATCGTTGATGATAAGGGCATAAGCCGCACAGATAGTGGCTGGGTGACATGGCAGAAGAACCGCGTAGATGCCCGCAAGTGGGTGGCTGCTAAGCTAAAGCCCAAGAAGTACGGTGAGCGTCAGGTACTAGCCGGGGACGCAGACAACCCGCTGGAGGTCAATGTCGAGTCCAAGATCTTCGACACGTTGCTGCAGAACCTTGAGCTCACCAAGCAGGCCAAGCGATGACTGAGGTGGAGGCCGAGCGCGAGAGGATCGCCCTGCTGGTCGAGCAGATGGGCATGTGGGGCTACGGTACGCTGGCTATTGCCGCGGCTATACGCTCTGGCACCAAGGCGTCTGAGCTTGACGACATTACTTCCCCGGCTGACCGCCGCAAGCTCACCAATCGTCCGTGGAGCGCCCCCTGATGGGTGACATTGCTGAGCTCCTGAGGGATCCTGAGCTCCGCCAGCAATACGTCAAGCTGCCCGCTAATTACCGCGCCGCCTTTGAGTGGCGATCCCTGTGGCTGACAAAGGCTCATGCGCATCAGGTTAGACCGGCGGGGGAGTGGTGGGACATCTGGCTGATGCTGGCTGGCCGTGGTGCCGGCAAGACCCGAACGGCTGCTGAAGAGCTCGGTTGGTGGGCATGGCAGAACCCCGGCACTCGCTGGGTGGTGGCGGCTCCGACCTCGGCTGACGTCAGGGGCACCTGCTTTGAGGGCGACTCTGGCCTGCTCTCAGTCATCCCCAGTTCACTGATTAAAGACTACAACAAGGCGCTGCATGAGCTCGTGCTGGTCAACGGGAGCCTGATCAAGGGCATCCCGGCATCGGAGCCCGAGCGCTTCCGAGGCCCGCAGTTCCATGGCGGCTGGTGTGACGAGTTGGCCGCATGGGATTACTTGCAGGAGGCTTGGGACATGATGCAGTTTGGCCTGCGTCTGGGTAAGAAGGTCAGGCTGATCTGTACCACGACCCCAAGGCCGAAGGATCTGATCGTGGATCTGGTGGGCCGGGAAGGTGACGATGTGGTGATTACCCGCGCCTCGACGTATGCCAACATCGACAATCTGGCAGACAACTTCAAGAAGCAGATTTTGCAGTACGAGGGCACCAGCCTTGGCCGGCAGGAGATCGAGGCTGAGCTCATTGACCCCGAAGAGTCGGGCATTGTGAAGCGGGAGATGTTCCGCCTCTGGCCGCACTACAAGCCGTTTCCTAAGTTTGAGTTCATCCTGCAAAGCTATGATTGTGCGTACACAGAGAAGACGGTCAACGACCCGACGGCTGCAACGACTTGGGGCGTATTTAAGCCAGAAGATGGGCCCATGGGCGTCATGCTCATCGATGCATGGCAGGATCGGCTTCAGTACCCGGATCTACGCCCGAAGGTTATTGAGGAGTACAAAGTCTCATACGGCGCTGATCCCGAGGAAGAAGGCCGAGGCAACTTCTCGGGCGGTAAGAAGGTGGATCTTGTTCTCATTGAAGACAAGGCGGCTGGCATATCGTTGATCCAAGACTTGCAGCGGGCGCACTTGCCAGTCAGGGCGTACAACCCCGGCAAAGCCGACAAGATCCAGCGGTTGTCGATTGTGGCGAACATCATTGCTCACAGGCGGGTATGGATACCTGAGAGCTCAGCGCGTAAGGGTTTTGTGAGGGATTGGGCGGAAGGATTCGTTAGCCAGATCTGTTCTTTCCCAGAATCAACGCATGACGATTATGTGGACAGTTGCACACAGGCTTTGAGATACTTGCGCGATGCGGGATGGCTGGACATTGATCCTGCCATAGACGATGACGATGACGATTACGTCGAGCCGAGCCGGAAGCGCTCCAACCCTTATGCGGTGTGATTATGCCTAAAGACCTCAAGAAACTGTTTAAGGCCACTCAAGGTGCCAGTAAGATGGATCTTGAGGAATTGCTCGGCAAACTACCGAAGGGCACAAAGGCGCAGCAGCTTGAGGCTGAGTTGATGTTCAAGCGGTTGCAGGAGGAGCAGGCGGCACGGTATGCGCCAACGAACCCGCCGACAGAGCGCGGCAAGGAAGCGGTGCGTCAGGCGCAGAATCAGCTTCGGGAGCGTGGCAAGCAGAAGTTCCTTGAGCCATCAGCAGAGAAACGCCGCATGTACCACGGCACCCGCCATTACAAGCCGGGCACAATTAACTTTGATCCTGATGCTCGCCCAAGTGGCGAGGGTATAAAAGAATTTCAGGAAAGTCGCCGTGGTATGACATTTTTGTCGCCGGACACAGAATTCGCAAATACCTATGCCGGTGACTTAAAAGATGCCATCTTCAAATCTGGCGCTGTTTATCCTGTGCATGTTCAAGTCCGCAATCCGTTTGATTTTCAGAACGCAGATCATCTTGATGTGATGACTGACGAGCTGTCTAAGCTATCAGGCACAAGTCCTGACGTTCCGGGCTGGATTCATGCTGGGCCTGAAACTATTCGCAAAGAGTTACGCAGCGGATCATGGGCTGCAATTGAAGATCCGTATGTAATGGATGCGGCGAAAAGCCTTGGCTTTGACGGCATGTATATGAATGAGCAGGGCATGAAGAATCTGGGCGTGTTCGATCCCAAGCGCATCAAGTCCGCGATTGGCAACGTCGGCACCTACGACATTGAGAACCCCGACATCACGAAGGCCAAGGGTGGCTTAGCCCATATGGCTGGTGGCGGCAAGGCATTGAAAACGTTAAGGGGCGGCGAGAAGGCCGCAGATGTTACGCAAGACATTCGCGCATTGGTGGACGCCAACCGTCCGTTGACAGCCGCAGAACGCGCCATGGTGGGCAAGTTGGCTGCTGAGTACACTGCCAATCAGCCTGTCACCAGATTGTCTGAGGCGCTGGGTAACGTGGGCGCTGAGGGCAAGAAGCTGCGGGTTACGCAGACTGACCGCACGGGTGCCAAGTATTTGGGCGGTGCCCCGTTCTCAATGATGCAGAAGGTTGACCCGCGGTACGCTGAGGCTAAGGCAACGTGGGGCGTGAAGACACCGGGCGCTGCTAAGAACATCACTAACCAGTCAGACGCAGACGTTGTGTGGTCTACCCTGATTGGGTCGCCAACCCAGCACCGCTCCAACGAGCTCATCTTTGACAAGCTGTACAAGGCTTTCCAGAAGTCGGCCAAGGAAGGCAACCTGAGCCCTGAGTTGCGCACCAAGTTCAACGCGGCGCTTGAGCCTATCTTTGGTGAGGGAGCTGACATTCTTGACCCGAAGCTGCGCAAAGAGATCGACACGTTTGAGAAGCGGGCGGTGGTTGGCAACCTGCTGTTAGGTGAGGGCTTAGGTGGTGCGCTGCGTGGTGGCTCAATCATCCCCGGCCCCAAGATTATGGCTGAGACGACCGAGCCGATGCTGCGGGACGTTGAGACGTTTTCGATTGGCCCCCGGCTATTCACATTGGATCAGGGCGTCGTTACGCGACCTGACCTGCATCCTGCCTTCCCCGAGATATTGACGGGTGAGGATCTCAATCAGTTGTTTGTGCCTGTGCCCAACCGTA